TGCACCAGAAAGCTGGTTATTACCAGAAGTACCAGTGAAGCGGGTATCAAGAAGCTGATAACCAAGCTCATCACCAGGAAGACCGGTAGAACCACCGTAACCTGGAACAGAACCGCCACCACCGCCTGCGCCGCCGGATCCATCGTTGTTGTCAGTACCATTACCAAGGGAATCAGACTGGTAAGCATAGCGAAGAGCAAATGCAAGACCAACTGGACCACTCATTGGCTGAACACCAACGATATCGTTAGTGATAAGCTCAGGGAATGTACGACGAATCATTGGGATGAGGACCTTAGGAAGGCGAGCATCATTAGGAGCATAAGTATCACCAGATCCAATTTGGGAAGCTGGGTTAAACTGTACGCCACCTTGTGCAGCACCACCGAGGGAACCGCCACCTACAGAGTTAGACTCTTCAAGGCACCATTTCTCTTGGTTCTCCAAGAGAACAGCCGTATTTAAACGGGTGTGAGCATCGTCGATTGCCTTAACGGAATCGGATGTATAATCAAGCACTGGAGCCCACTTTTCCAAGAGGGCATTAGCGCGATCTTTATCAATAAATGATTGTGGTTTATTCATAATTTTATAAGTTAATGTTTTTGTTTATAATGGGGTAAACCCAAGTGACTCAGGCACCGAATGCCTCAATGTTTATGAATCAAACTAAATTACTTCATCATGTCCAACCCTTCAAGATAAGGGTTTGTTGGTACTGATGGTTTAGCTTTCTCCGCAACAACTGTTTTTGGAGCATCAGCTTTCACAGTGCGATTACTGATTGCTTCCTCACGAATAACTTCAAGTTGCTCTTTTTCCTTACGGTCAAAAAGACGTGCAGTATATTCGAAATTCTCTTCGATAAATCTTGGAGACTTATCTGATAAAACTTTCTTAAGATAAGCAGACTTCTTATCACTAAACTTAGCACAACGATTCTCAAGGAATGCAGCAGACTTAGCCTGATTGTAATTCTCATTAAGTGTTTCGTTAGCTTTCTTAAGCTCAGCAATTTCAGCTTTAAGATCGTCCATTTCATTCTTACCTTCAACGATTGCAGTTTTAACAGACTCAGACATAAGAGATGAGTCAACGGCAAGTGTTGAACGAAGATTGTTAAGAACGGTCATAGCTGTATTGTTACGTGTCGCTTCTTCAATTGAAGTCATTGGAATTGCTTCATCAATGTATTCTTCAAGGTAGTTAGAAATAGATTCAACAAGTGTTTCTTTAAATGAGGAAGCACTTTCATTAAGCTCTGTTTCATACTTCTTAATAACGTTGCCTAACTTAGCGGCATTGTTCTTATCTACAGCTTCGACAATTTGTTGCATCTTAACTGTGTGATCCTTATCGATTTGTGTAATAAGAGTCTCAAGTTTTTCAGCGTATAGTTCGTCTTGGCTTGCGAGAGCAGCTTCAACAGAAAGCTCAACTTTCTCCTTAAGTGCTGTCTCGATTGTTTCTACCGATTCTTCAGTAAGAACATCTTCTAGTTCTGTTGGTAATTTTTCTTTAGTCATAATTAAAAGAGTGGTTTTTCTGCTGCTTGACGAATTCTCGCTTCGATTTTGTCTTGTACAGCTGATTGTAAATATTTATTAGCAGTTGCGTAGTTTTCGCCAGAAATAGCATCAATAAACTTAATTATTTTGTCTTTCGTGGAGATTTTTTTGTTTTCTTCAGACATATTATTATTTATTCAGGTTAAAATGTTAATCAAATCTTGTTAATAAAGGACATAATGCGCTCAAGAAGATACTTCTCTACTTCTTTCTTTGGAAGTTTAGCAACGCTCTTTTCAAACTTATCATAGATTTCTTCATACTTACCATCCTCAGCAAGTACCCATTGTTTAGATTCTAAGATACCATTAACAAAAGCCTTAGGATAAGATGGATCAGCAACACAATCAATAGCTACTAACTTCATATTGCGAACAGTATTATATTCGCTACTTTCTTCTAAAGTACCAAGTGCTCGTGAACTCATACCGACTTTAACTCCATCATTAACCAAAGAACGTACAATTTGACCACATGGTGTTGTAAGTACTTTCGATTTACCATAAAAGACATTACCGTCTTGAGTAAGCTCTGTCACCATGTGACATGCTCTTTCAAGATCAACATCTGCAGAGGAAGGATGGTTTAATTCTCCCATTGCACGACCAGGCTTTACAAAATTTTCATTATAAGAAGCAACTTCACGTTCAAGTTCATCACGTGGGTAAAAACGCTTATTACGATTTACTCCTTCAGCCATCATATAAGGACCTTTAATAAAAAGAGATTTTGCACTGTCCTTGTTGACCTGCTCTTCGAAGACCTCGAATTGATCTACGATATCTGGGTTTTCACAAACAAGATTTAGTTTAACTGACATACATATATTTATGTCAAAAGCTTATGAAATCTCCTTTTCCGTCAAAATTAAAAATTTATAACTACGACCTTCACAATATTTTCTTGCAGCTGCCCATTTGGCTTGGTTAGTTACATATTGTTTTTGCTCATATAAGAGATGCTCTCGCTTTCTATATTTTGTCGTTGGAGGTTTTGTTTGTTTATATGGTTTAATTTCAACACAATACTTTATAATCGTATCACCCTCTTTAATAACCACATAGTTATCGATATGATATCTATGAGTTCTCTTAGTTAAAGGATTATAGTATGGTATCTTAATATTCTCAGACCCCCATCTTAAAACTTTAGGATTATTATCACAAAATCTAAAGAATTTTAATTCTAAACCAGACCTATATACGGCCCGTTCTCCAATAAATTTGCCCTTATTATTAGGTACAAATATTCCTTGACGGTATTTTTTATTTTTATTCATTAACCAATCATAAAGCCTATAGGATCATTACTACCAAATCCTGAGGTAGCACCAGTCATAAGTTCTTCTTCAAGCTCAGCTTTACGTTGTTGACCTTCTTGTAATAAATCATAGTTAAGAGCTCCTCCACCGAGAAGACTAACCTGTCCAAATTTGCCTCTTACTCGACCGATAGTAATCATTGATAAAGCTAGCGCATATTCGTATACCCACTGCTCTTTAATTACATCACGTATTGGTCGCTCCAAATAAGTAGAAATGACACCATAGAAGCGTTCATTTTTTGGTTGCGGATAAATTTTAAGGTATTGAGAACGTTCATCAAAAACAAGATCACGTTTAAGAGCTAACATTTTCTCACGAGTATCGATCCATTCTTTTAATGTATACCATGATACTAAATCAAATCCATAATTACCTAATGCATATGAAAAGTATGTCTGCTGTGCTAATGTTTGTTCCAATGTAAATAAAGTATTAATTCCGGTATTTGAACCTTCTTCAAAGTCGGTAACAGAAATAACCTTCCTGTAATCCATTACATCATAATCGTAAACATTTTGATATACAACAGCGTCACTAGCAGAACCAGAACGTGTTAATGTTTTTCTCACATTTGGTTCAAATGCTGAAAGAGAATTATCAAATGCTGTGATAGTAGATACTAATGTATGATCAAACAATTCACCTTCACTAATACCATTTTCAAAAACCGCTGATAAAGTAGATGAGCTAGCAAACGCAGATGAAAGAACATTCTCTTCAGATGTATAGACAATATCAGGAGTTTCACCATAAAACTCTGAACTTGGCCCTAACGGGTTAGTACCTGCTACTTTTTTAGCATTAGTATCCAAATCACTATTTGCAAGAGTATATAGAAGATCTAAACGTATACCTTTGTTTGTCTCGTACAAGTTAGAATCAAAAATCATATATTCTCTCGTATAACCGGCAAAACGAGTAAAATATTCCACTGCAATTTGAATATTTTCATTAAGCTGGTCAGAATGTATCTCTAACGATACAACCGGGTAACCTAAAGCTCTTTTAATTCTATCACCTAATCTACTGTACGTTTGAATTTTATTGTTTAAATTAGTAGATAAGAAGGCTGAAAGAGGTGTAATTTCACATGCAGATGCCATACAATTATTTAATCCGTTACATTGAAAAAGTTACCTAAAAGTTATGGTATAAAAGATACAAAGTATTAAATATTGGTATGGCTTACCAAGTAACTTTAGTTCCAGCTACTAGTGGACAACCAGACGGTCGTTACACTGAGGATTATCTTGCAGATTTTATTAATACAACTGTTGTGCCAGCTAGCGGTGCACAACTTATTCAAATTCTCGAAAATCGTGGATCCAATCTTATTTTAGTTTGGGATGATAGTCTATAAGACGTATTAACTTTTATAAAACAAAGCCGCTTACGCGGCTTTTTTTGTCTTAGGTATCAGCTCCCGCATCCGGACCAGGCTCTGTGGCAGCATCAAACTCTTCAGCACCAGCATCACCTGTATCAGCTTCTCCAGTATCTGCTGGCCCTCCACCAAAATCAGGAATTCCTCCTTCTCCACCACCAGCGACTCCACCACCTTCACCACCAACTTCTGCTTCAGCTCCAGCAGATGCAGCTAATTGCTCTTTCCACATTGGACCTGCAGCTTGAATCTGAGCTAGCTCCCATTGCATTTCAGCGTCCTTACGAAGGAACTCTCTATTAGCAAGAATATCGCGATCTTTCCAACCAAGATATTTTTTCTGCGCATATGTAACGGAAATGAATTCATTACTAGCGAGAGAGTTAAAGTTAGAAGCCTTGAGCTCAAGCTTTTGAGCTTCGCGCATTTCAAAATAGTTAGTTGGTGGATTGAAGATAATCTCAACATTAGTTTCACCTAACTCTAACTCTTCCCATAACCCTCTTAATTTAAGATGTGTAATAAAGCCTCTTTTTACTGCAGTTGCAAAACGCTGTTGTTGGCGAATAATAAATTTAGCAAACTTAAGCTCTTCCCGTAAAATACTTGATGGGTCAACTGTACGATCTTCCGGATCAATACGTGTTGCTGGTACTTTGAGAGAGCGGTAAAGCTTCTTAATGAAGTACATTAAGTCTGACAACTCACCGAGATTAGCTCCTCCAGGTAATTGCGTTACTGAAGTACCTTCTGAACCTTGGCGTTTAGCAAACCAAAATGCATCAAGCATAGATTGTGGGTTAAATTTATTAACAACACTACTCTGATCATTATCAAATGTTTTCTTTGACCAATAATTCTGAATAAGTTTGCGTAAATAAGCCTCAGCTTTCGGTGGTGCCATATTACCAACATCAACGTTAAATACTAAACGTTCAGGAGCCCGGACTAATCGATAAATTACAATAGCATCTTCAATCAATGATAATTGGCGATAAGGTCGACGTGCATTCTCTAAGAACGGTACTACAAAATCTTTAGTGTCATTATATACTCCTGAATTAGCATAAATTAACTGATTTTGTTCCATTGGAACCATTTCAGTTTTTTCAATTTTATCAGGCTGAGTAACGCTGAAAATTGGCTTCTTATAAATATACCCTTTAACAAGCATATTTTGAATGTTGTTATAAACAGGATC